CGCGGGGGTGTCGTCAGTGTCCGTGATGTAGAGGCGGACCTGCCCGGCCGGCGTGCTGTAGTCGATGACGCCGTCGGTGGTGGAGAACTCGCTGTCCGGTGTTCCGCCGTCATAGTCCGTCACGGTGCCTCCTGCTGTGAAGTTGTGGGGGTCCGGAGTGCGCGGCCCTGCTGGATTGATTCGCCCAGCAGGACCGCCCGGGAGGGATGATGATCAGCCGCCCCGTTATGGCCCGGTTACTCCGGAAGTGTGGAACTAGGCGCCGCCGTTGGACGCGTACACGCCCGTGGTGAAGCCCTTGTCGATGCCGAAGAAGTTCCGGCCGCGGTACCAGATGGTGTCGTCGTTGAACGAGCCCTCATCCACGGGCACCTGGCCGCCGGAGACCGACTCGCCCTGATCGCGCTTGACGCGGATGTCGACGTTCCCGTCGTGGCCTTCAAGGCCGGTGTTGATGATCGAGGGAAGGGTGGAGCCCTTGCCCTGGACCAGCGCCCACGCTTTGCCCTGGTTCGCGCCAAGCTCCTTGCCCAGTCGGCGGGAGACCAGGAGCGTAACGACGCCGCGGAAGGGGTTGCTGATCTCGGTCTTGGTGACCTTCGAACCAGCCGTGACCTCCATGACGATCTTTTCCGCGTTCAGGATGCGGTTCGCTTCGGACTGCAGGGCCGGGCCGACCATGAGCACGAGGTTCGTGGTGTCCACCAGGTCACCGCGGTGGTCCTCGCGGATGGCGAGTTCCTTCAGTGCAGCGTCCAGGTTCTCCGGGGTCAGCGGCACGTTAGCCACCGTTCCGAAGAAGGCGGCGTCCCAAGCGCCGGCCTCAACCAGCAGGTTGGCGACGGCGGAGTTCTTCGCCTTGACCGCGCCGGAACCCAGCAGGACCGGGAAGTTGGCGAGGTCGGAGAAGATCCGGCGGAGACGCAGCTCGAACGTCAGGCCGTAGGACTTGCCGTACTTGGCCGTGCCGTGGTCGATGTTGGTTTCGTTGAGGCTGCCGCCCTTGTACTCCTCGCCCTGGCGGACGCGTTCGAACTCGTCGCCGCCCCAGAGGTCGATGAGCTTGTGCCGTTCGAAGTCCGGGGCCGTGGTGTTCGTCAGAACCGGTTCGAACTCGTCGACTGCCGCCTTCTGCGCGGCTACTGCCTTCTTGGTGAAGGCTGCACCCAGGAGGACGGGGAAGTCGGAGGTGGAGAACGCTTCCGCGACCTCGGCCTGGGCGAGGGGCCCGCCGGAGCGGCCGGAGCCGAAGAACTTGGCGGCCTCGAAGACCCGCTCTTCACGGGTCGGGGCTTTCCGCCACCCCTTGTTGTCAAAGATGTCCATTGTCATTCTCCTTATGCCAGGGCGGCGGTGTTGGTGATCTTGCCGTGCGGTGCGACCTCGACGACGCCGGAGCCCGTACCCTTGGCGGCGTTGGCGACACCGAAGGGGTAGTTACCGGTTGCGGTGGCGGTGAGGGCGTTGGCACCGGTGATGTAGACCTGCTGCGCCTCGGTGAGGGCACCCGTGACGGTGAGGTCGTAGGAGCCGTCCAGCCAGAGGGTGAACTTCTCACCCGCTGCGGCGCTGGTCTGGGCCACTCCGACGTACTGGCCGATCCGGTAGGGGTTGCCGGAGACGGCGCCGCCGGCGGGGGCGGTGAGGGAGATGTGCCGGTTGTGCGTGTAACGCTGGTTCTTAGCCATGGTGCATGCCCCTTAGAGTGCGTTGACGACGTCGTCGTCTGTGATGGTCTTGGACTCGGTCACGGTGTCACCGAGGCCGCGGACGGTGCCGGCGCCGTTAGCTGCCTGCAGTTCTGCGAGAGACTCGGCGATCTCGTCCGTCAGGGCTTTGGTGTCCAGGACGCCGGATTCGTCGACGGGGTAGCCCTTGGACAGCCGTGCTGCGGTCTTGGGTGCGGTGATGCCGGCGGCGGTGAACGCGGATTCCACGACGGCGGCCGCTGCCTTGTCGTTCGCGAGGTTGAGTGCCGTCTCGGCGCGGGTGGCGCGTTCGGTGGCGGTGGTGGATGCAGCTTCGGCCGTGGTGGCCCGGCTGGCGGACTCGCGCAGGTCGGCGAGTTCCTTGTCATCAATGGTTGCCATGGTGGCTTCCTCCTGATTTTCGGTTACCGCTGCCGGGTTCGGAGCGGAATCTTTGGCAGCCTCTGCGGCTGGGGTGATGGGGACGTAGCTGGTTTCGACTCGGACCTCGATGGGGTCGCCGGTGAGGGTGGCTGTGTTCCCGTTGAGCGTGTAGCCCTGCTGGTACAGGCGCTCGGAGTCGTCGGCCCATGAGGCGTACCAGACGTTGGTGTCATCGAAGTCACGAACGTAGGCGTAGCGTTCGCCGGCGCCTGCTTTGACGGCTGCTTGGAGCCATTCGCGGGTGTCGTTCGCGGTTGCTTCGACTACGGCGCGGGCTGACTCGAGGACTTCGGCGATCTTCCCGCCGCGGCCCGCCTTGGTGACGAAGTCGACCGACTCGGCGTGGATGAGCTTGGTGATGGTCCGGAGGCCGTCCTTGCCGTCTTCGACTTCGGCGGATGCGCGGATGCTGACGCCGATGTCGTCGGCCATCTCTGTGATGACTTCGCGCCAGTGAGGGAAGACTCTGGCTTCGGCGTAGGCGGCTGACTCTTCGGCCACCCATTCGGCGTCGGTTTCGAGGACGGCAGCGAGGTCCTTGATGGTCCGCTCTGGCCGGTCGAAGTTCTCGGTCACGCCGGGGTGGTCCGCGTACATGTGCAGGCCCTTGGCAAAGATCTTGTCCTTGACCGCGTTCTCGATGGTCTCGGCCGGGTAGTTCCCGGATGATCCGGCGCCGGCGTCGATGATCTTGATGCGGATCCGGCCAGACTTGGCCACGGGGGTGGCGGAGAGGCTGACGGATTCTCTGATGAGTTGCGGCATGGCAGCCTCCTAGAATGGTTGTGTGGGCCTTGATGACCGGAACGACAGTGCTGGCGTGCCTGGGGAGTGCCCTGGGCATGAGTGGGCGGCGTCGGTCATTCACCTGCGGGCCACGGGCGGAAGCCTTGAGGTGTCGTGCAGGTGGTGCGGGGCTGTGCAGTACGAGCCGTCCCTGTCCGACGGGACCTAAGCGGCTTTCAGGTCCTTCAACGGGGTGACGGTGTGGGAGTCGCGCCACCCGTCCGTCTGCTTGACGGTGGACAGGTCCGCCCATTTGATGTCGCCGTCTTGCAGGAGCTTGAGGCGTTCCGGGCCCATGATCGCTTTCTGCGTCTCCGGGGTCAGTGAAGCGAAGACCGCTTCGGCGTCCTGGGTGATGGGTTTGGGCTCGTCGATGTTGAATCCGAGGTCGCGCCATGACTTGGTGATGGTGACGCGGGCGCAGCGTCCGTTCTGGTGGTCGTTCGGGCCGTCCTCGTCCAGCGGGTGGCGGGTGCCGTGCTTGGCCCAGCAGGACGGGCAGGTGCGGGCGTTGAGCGCCGCGTGCCATTCCCACTCCTGAAGGATCTCCTTGTTGGCCTTCTCGGAGGCCTTCGTGGCCGCACGGTGCGCGTCGAGGGTCTCGGTACGGGCAATCGTCAGGGCCCGTGTGAGGCCGCCGTTGAACCGGCCCTCAGCCTGCCGCACGATCCTTGCCGCGGTGCGGGTGGGGTTGTCGCCGACGGTGATGCCGCGGATGAGTTCGCGTTTCATGATGCGTTCGACGTCGGTCGGCAACGGCTTGGTGCTCGAGTGGATCCGATCGGTGGTGCGTTCGACGATGGCGGCCAGCGCGTCCTGAGACATCCTCGTGAACGAGACAGTGGCGCCTGCGGTGTTGGGCGGGAGCTGGGAGGCGACGAGGGCGGCGTGGCCGTCGACCGCGTCCAGGACGGCCTGTGAAAGGTCGTTCGTGATCACGGTGTTGGTCTGCGCGGCCAGCTCGTCCAGCATCTCGCGGGTGTGCCGCAACGCGTCCCGCAGGCGGATGTTCGCGGCCACCGTCTTGTAGGGGACAGGCCCGTCGCCGGCGCCGATCAGCTCAACCAGGGCGTTCTGGAACTCGGGCATCAGCACGTCCCACGCCTCCACCCAAGCCTTGGTGAGGGCGAGGGTTTGTGCGGAGGTCATGGTGTCGAGCTGGCGGCGGAGTTGGGCGACGATGCGCAGCGTCTCACCAGTCACCGCCATGCCCAACCTCCTACTTGCCTAGCTCGTTCAGCCGCTTGACCAGTGCGGCCATGTGTTCCGCCCGCTGGCGCACCGCGGTGGCCCAGCTGCCGTCTTCATGGTGAGTCTGCATGTGGGTGCGGATGACGCCCTCTTTGTCGTGCGCCGTCAGTTCGACGCAGCCTTGGTCGGTCAGGTCGACCGCTCCCCATGCCTCGGGCTCTGCATGCTCGTATTCGAGCCGTGCACCGCAAACGGGGCACGCTACCTTGACTGTGATTGCCATGTGGTTCTCCTAGTTGAGTGCGTCTGCTGGGTCTTGGCCGTCGCGGAAGGCTTGGGCTGCGACGTCCCCGGCTGTGACTCCGGGGTCTACGTAGTTGCCGTTCCCGTCCGTGACCTCGGCGAGGATTTCGTCGACGTCGCGGATCCGGAGCGCCTGCAGCACGAGCTTCAGGAGCACCAGCGGCGGCGGCTTCACGGACATGCCGTCCGCCTCGGTCAGCGCCTTCATGAGGGTCTCCAGCGGGACCTCGTCCAGGGCAGGGAAGACAACCTCGACCGTGGCCTTGCCAGCATCTTTGAACCGAACGGTGAGCCTGTCCCCGTCACGGATTGCTGTGCCGAGGCCGCGGAGCGCACCACGCGGGGCGATCACTGCCTGCTCCAGGGCGTAACCCACACTGTCGCGGATGACCTCGACGTGCAGTTCCTGCCGCGCCTGGTAGATCAGCCGTGTGGGGAAGTCCAGCGTCTCAGCAGTGGCCCTTGCACCGGTCTGCCCGGGATCAGCCAACAGGATGGTCACGGGCAGGCCGAGAGCGGACGCGGCCATGGTCGCCAGCGGACGGGACGACTCGGAATCGAGGGTGGCGCCCGACTTGGGCAGCGCCTCGATTTTCTGGTCATCCGACATCGACACCGAGGATCCGGCCGGCACATTCGCCATGCCCTGCAGCGCAGCGCGCTTCGCCTGCGCGTCACCGGACCGCTTCGAAGACGTGACGAAAGCGATCTTCGCCAGCGCCTTCATCAGCAGCGCCCAGTCCTCAAGGAAGCCCTTATGCGAGAGCGCCCAGGGGATCGCGGCGTACGAGTCGCCGATGCCGAACTTCACCCCGTCACCGGCGTTGACCTTCACATGCTTGACGGGGGCGTCCCACAGGATCTCGACGCCGTTGATGTTCCGGTACTTGGTGGCCGGCTGGTACTTCAGCGCCGGGTAGTACGCCTTCTTGGTGACGTCCTTGCCGTTGTCGTCCTGCTCCGTCCATTCGCGGAGGTAGAACCACGGGATGGCCTTGTCCCCGGGCGCTGTCTTCACATCGGAGATCTCATCGAACGGGATGGACCGGACCTTCACAACACCAGTGAGGGGATTGGTGAAGTGGGCGAGGAAGAAGTTCCCTTCGTCGTACAGGCAGCCCTCGTACTTCTGCCGGGCCTGCGCACCGTAGAACGCTTCGCGGTTGCCCTCGTCGTCGATGAACGCCTGGACAACCTCGTTGACGGCCTCGTCCCGGGCGGTAATGCCGACGCCTTGGCCCCACACGTAGGCGTGCCGGACTTCCCGGCCGCGCTTGATGAGGGGGTTGGCGATGCCGAACACTCGGCCTTGGGTGGCTGCGGTTCGGAGCCCGTCGCGGGTGAAGTCCTGGGACGTCATGTCGATGAGCCGCTGCCAGCCGGTGTTCTCCCGCGCCAGTTCGAGCTGGGCGAGGGATTCCTCGAGCCGGTAGGTCAGGGTCTCGACCGTGCCCTCGGTGATGGCGACTTCGGAGGCGGTGGCTGCCTCTTGAAGGCCGAGCAGTTGCAGGAACTTACCCACAGTGGCCTCCTAGACCGGGCTGATTGACCAGCCCTGCGCGTTGTATTCGTCGTAGACGTCGGGTTCGATAAGTCGGCCCTGATTGAGGATCGGCAGAAGCAGCAGCCGGTTGACTGCCTGCGACAGTGCGTCGATGGTGTCGTCGTGGGCACTGTTGGGGAAGTTCTTGGCTTCCTCGACGAGCTCCTCGACGTTCGGCAGCAGATCCGGCTCCGGCAGGACGATGTTCCGTGACTCGGCCAGGGGTGAGATCGCTGAGGCGCGGGCGTACTTGGACCCTTCGGGCTCGATGGGGATGAGCCCGAAGATGCGTTGCTGCAGTGCGTTGATGACCGCGGGCCCGTTGGCCTTGTCCTCAACCAGCTTGGCCAACGCTTGCGGCCACTTCTTCGACATTGCCTCGATGGCGTTGCAGGTAGCAGTGAAGTTCAGGCGGGCCCGGACCATGTCCAGCAGGTAGGCGTTGACACCGATGCGGAGCCAGACCTGCCCGACGACGTAGTCGCTGGACTTGGTGTCCTTGAAGGCGAGGTCCCAGGACTGGATGAGTTCGTGGTCGTCGCGGCCGATGCCGGGGACGTGCATGGTCCCGTTGCCCTGGTCGATCCAGAGCGGCTGTGAGTAGCGCGCCCATTCCTGCGGGAACACGCCACCAGAGTCGGGGGACGGGCGGCCCTGATACAGGGAAGCCCACGTCCGTGCGCCGGCGGTCGCTTTGCGCATCTCCCACTGCCGCAGGGTGCGTCCACGGGCTGAGACCATGAACTCGCCCGGTTTGCGGCCGAGCGGGTCAGTTTCGCCCTTCTCGGGGCGGTGGTCAGCCTGCGCGGGGATGTTCAGGATCTTCCAGCCGGCCTCTTTGTCGCGCTCGATGAGTCGGCCTGCGAGGTCGTCCTGGTGCCAGCGGGTGAGGATCACGATGACGGGGGCGCCGGGTGCGAGACGTGCCGACGCGGCGTCTGTCCACCAGTCCCAGACGTTGTCCCGGTACGTTTCGGAGTCCGCTTCTTTGCGGTCCTTGATCGGGTCGTCGATGATCATCATGTCCGCGGGGCGGCCGGTCACACCGGCGCCGATACCCACGGACAGGACACCGCCTTGGTGGCCTTCGAGGGTCCATTCGTGGACGGCGCCGTTGTCGTTGGCGATGCGCAGGTCGATGTCGGGGGTGGAGGTGATCCGGTTGCGGATGGCCCGGCCGTTGCGGTTGGCGAGGTTCTGCGCGTAGGAGGCCGTGACGATGCGGAGATCCGGGTTCTGGGTGAGCGCCCAGATGGGGAAGTCGTTGGCCACGCGGACTGACTTGCCTTCCTGGGGGGCCATGCAGACGATCAGGCGGGAGTCTGGGGTGTTGAACGCCTCGACCAGGGCGGCATCGATCAGGTCCAGTGCCGGGGTTTGCACGGTCTTCGGGTTCGTGGCCTTCGCCATCTCTCCCGGAGTGGACCATTTGGCTTCGACCGGCTCGAACATGCGGGCCGCAGCTTCCCACATGTCCACGGTCACGGGTGCCTCCTGGGGTGATGGGAGAGCTTCCCGGCTCACGCTGCTGTATACCAGTGTTTGATCAGCGGCCGATAGGCTCAGTGAGTCCTGCAGGATTCGAACCTGCGACCTCCGCACGTCTGCGGCGCTCTACCCCTGAGCTAGGGATCCTTGACGCCCGCCGGCTCATGTTCCGGCGGGCTATTCAGTTGTGCTCCCGCCTCAGCCCGTGGGCTTTTCAGTGGGGGAGTGTGCGCGGTTGGTGGGCAGGTCCGTCCTTGGCAGGGCAGAAAGGTTAAGAGCCCCGGCCGGCCTTCACTGGGTGTCATCGACCATGTGTTGACCCTGGCCGCGCAAACAAAAGAACCCGCCGACTGGGGGAGCGGCAGGTCCTGATGGTAGAGACACGTATGCCCTACGCGCACTATTGTGCCTCAGGCTGTTAGCAATTGCAACTGCGATTTGTTTTCGGCGGCACGCATCTTGGCTGCCAGGACGTGAAGGTCCTTCCCCTGCCAGATGGTGGAGCAGTTCAGGCACTTCGCCACACCACCGAGCGCAGCGATCGCGTGGCCGATCCTTGTGCGTTCCCCGTCGATGTTGTCCCACGCCTCCGTAGCCGCGCATTCGGGGCAGGCGCCGGGGATCTCGCCCTTCCGGACGGGGTGGAGGGTGCTGGAGATCTTCTCCACCCAGCCCCGGCACCAGGCCGCACAGTCGTCCGCATGATTCGGTTCGTGGGCAAGGATGGCGGGGGACTGCGCCCATGCCGCCCACGTCAGCAACTGCTGCTCAATGGATCCGTAATTCTGCCCGGTGATGTGAACGTGCCATTCCTGGATCACAGCCTGAATACCGCGGTAATCCATGGTGGCCTGCAAGGCGAGTGGGGCGCTGGGTCCGGTGCTGTGGCCGCTGGCCCCACCCCTGGTGTCCTGCCGGCACGCGTACCTGAGTTGCTGCAGCAGTGGGAGGACGTCCACGAGCTCCTTGGTGCCGCCGTCTCGTTCGATCATGGTTTTGTGTGGTCGTGCGAGCTGGTGGACCAGCTGGTCAAGTGAAGCCAAGACTCTCCCCCTCAGGATACGCTTTCTACTTGCCAGTCTAGCAAGTATCAGTTGTTCCCGGTGGCAAGCAAACGCAACTGTTCGGGCACGATCTGCGGGACCAGCGCCTGCTGCTCCGGCGTGAGACCCAACGCGTTCAGGATCCGCCGGATAACCTCAGCGACCAGGGCGCCCTGAGACTCGGCGAGCTTTACCTTCCGCTCCTCGATCCCGGCCCTCAGTGCGAGGGCGCAGACCTTGGCGAGGTGCTCCCGCTCTTTGAGGTAGAGCTGGTACCAGATGTTGATGCCTGCCTGCTCCACGACGGTCTGGCCGGCGTCGTCGCCCCCGGTCTTGTCCCGGTACTCGGTCTGGCCCCATACGAGGGCGTGCGCTCCCGGGTTACCCGGTTCGTCCGTGCCGGGTACCCATTCTTCGTCGCCATCCTTCGTGCGGACCATGCGGTCCTCGGTGCCCTTGGTGAGCTTGTCGAACGTCTCCAGCTCCTGCACTTTCTCCCGCAGCCAGGCAACATGGCCGGCGGTCCAGTGGATCTCGTCGAGGAGAGCCTTGCCGGGGTCTATGTCCATGGGCAGGCCCAACGTCCGGACGGCTTTGGTCATGGTCTCCCGCGCTTCCTGCTCCGCCAGCCGTTCGGCGGCTTTCTTCTGGACCTGCGGCGCTTTCCCGCCGTGCCGGCCACACCTCGACGCACCAGGCACCGGGCCGAGCCCGCACGGCTCGCCCTTCTTGTTCTTCGCCCCACAGATCAGCCGGCCGTCCCGGACCTGACCAGCCGCAAACCTCGGGTCACTTCCCATCAGTCGCTACCTATTGCCCTCTTCGTAGTTCGTTCAAGGCCTGCACGATTTCGCGCAACTTCTTTGACTCATCCGTTGGCTTGTTGAGGTTTACGCCCGCCCCAGCTTCAGGGGTCAGTCCGAGTGTTGTCGGGTCTAAATGGAAGGTCTCGGTGTACACCTGGGGATTCGGGCCGGGGCCAGAGTAGGTAACAGTCATGTCGACAGGGATATCGAAACCGGTTGCACCGGTTGAGCCCGGATCATCTCGAGGGCCGAGGAACCAGTACGTTCTGATGCTGGTATCAGGTGGCAGGATCTGCTGGTGCTCAAACATGACGCGCAGGGCTTTAGTTACAGCGTCATCCTCTGGCCATTGCGAGACCGCAATGGTGAGATTGTTGGCCGACGAGCGTCCGGAGTTGCTGACTATCAAGTCCCAGGCGCCGCTTCCTCCGATACTGGGCACGATCCTGGCGTATACGTAAGGGCGCGTCTGCTCGATGCTGTCCTTTTCCATCTGCTCGTGCGTCCGCTTGCTCTGCTTCAGGGTCGCTCTCGCAACCCTCCAGGCCAGCAACGCCCCAATGAGCAGCCCAAGCGAAATTACGGCGGTGGCAAGTGTCGCGCCTGCGGAGAGCCATGCAGCATCCGCTGCTGATTGAGCTATTTCGGCCGAGCGTCGCGCCAGTTCTTCTTCAGTCATGGCTCTAATCCTGCCCGATACACCCACGAGCGCAGTCCTTTATGATTGTGTCTTCAACATCAGCCGTTTCCTGCTCGGCCTGCCGTGCCCGTGCTTCCCGTTCGATGTGCTCCTGCAAGCTACACACTGGGCTCTCCCTTGAGTGCGGCGATGATGGCTCGGATGCGTTGCCGATGATTCTCCTTCACGAGGGGGTCCTGCTGCTCCCATGAGATTTCTCCGCGCCAGTAGTTGTCGTGCTCTACCTTCGCTGCCCGCTCGATCGCCTCGTCGGAGAACATGACGGCGTCGGCCGCATCTAGTGCCACCTTGACCTCTTCGCCCATCTCTTCGAGGGCTTCGTCGCCGTACCGGTCGCCCCAGTGGTGGTCCCAGGCCATGACTGCTGCTTCTAGTCGCTTGCTCATCGGGGTTTCCGTCCGTTGTGGATGAGTGCTGGCCGGCGGCACAGGCGGGCCAGGTTGCGGGTGAAACGGCGGTGCTCGCGCTTGGTCATCGTGAAGTCGATGGACACGCTGACGTCGTCCAGCACTCGATGGATGTCCTGGCCATAGCCGTTGATGCTGCCGTTCCAGCTGAAGTCGGCGTCGAGAATCACGGCATCGATGATGTCCACCCATTCCCCTTCGTTTCCGAAGAATACCTTTGCGGCGGTGATTGTCATGCTGCTGCTTTCTCTTGGTGGGTGCAGGTGGCCCCGGTGGCCATGCCCTTGATCCGGCCGAGGTCCAGCCTCCCGGACCCCCATTGGAGTTCGATCTCGAAAGCGATCTGTTGGAGTGCCTCCGTTGCTTCACACATGTCAGGCCCCTTCGCCCTAGGTGGTTAGTAGACGGGATATAGCGTCTGGAAGTACCCGCAATGCCGGCACTTGCTGTCAAAGCCAATGCCACGTCCAGACGGCCCGGAGATAAACTCATGACCTGGGCAGTCGCGTTCTTGGCCGTCCAGTTCGTGGATGTACTTGGCGAGGGCTTCCGCCTGTCCTGCCATCCTTTTGTGGACCTTCTCGAACTCTGCTGTCTCCGACCGCTTCTGCAAGACGAGTTGCCATTGGGCGTTTGCCGCTTCCCGAACTCGTACGAGCCTGTCCCGCAACTCCGGAAGGTCGCTCACGGGCTCACCCCGCAGGCTTTGCACCGGGCCGGGTAGTTGTCCTGGTGCTTCCCGGCCCGCTGGCACTTCAGCCGGCGGCGGATCAGGATCCGGGTGACCAGCCGGGTCCCGGACGTGGGCCATGCCGCCCGAGAGGCGTCCAAATGGGCCTTCTCACTCACTGCCCCTCCTTGAGTACGCCCTCGATGGCGGCCACAGTCGGGCACGGGTAGCGCTGCCAGTTGCCGTCGTCGGTTCCGCACCCGGTACAGACCTTCACGATGCGCTCGTGACGTCCTGAGAACATGGCCGCATCTATGGGCTGGTGAACTTCTAGCACGGCTTCGAGGGCTGCGGTGAGGCGGGCAACCGTGGCCGGCGCGGCAGCAATGAACTCCGCGTCAACGGGCTTCCTTAGCGCAGGAGTCACTAGGGTTACGAACTCGTCAGGGATGAGCCCTTCCCATTCACCATCCACGTGGACGACACGCGTACCCAGCAGCCCTGCCTTCATCGTTTCCCATGGTCCGGGTGTTGCGGCTGCCAGCCGTGCTTTGATGCCGTCCAGCACCTCACGCGCCGTCACAGGGAGGCCTCCGGTTCGTAGAGCACGGTCGCTGGAAGAGTTATCTCTCGGGTCTCCAACCTCCAGCTAGTCCCTGTCTCAAGCCACTGAATACCGAAGCTTGACTCATCCCGGTTCCACGCTTCAAAGGCTTCCGTGACCCGACCATCGGACTCGCGGATGACCGCGCCTTCTCGCAGCCCCTTGAGCTCTTCCAAAGTGTTGATCGTCCGCCCGGCCAGCTTCAGCAACCCTGTGATGACGCTTTTGTGATGAGCTTCCAGGGCGTTAGCCGGCATTGTCTCGACTGCCGCTTTGGCTTCAGCCAGCAGTTCGTCTCGTGCGTTCATGGTCGTTCCTTGGGTAGTTGGATGTGGCGTGTGGTGGTGGGCACGAGGACGTAGGCGCGGAGGTCTTCGGGCATGGCCCGCAGCTTGGCTATCAGGTGGGTGTCGCAGGCTGGGAGGCCGAACGACTCGGCCGGGGCTTGGGCGTTGATGGCCTGGAGCTCACCGGCGATCACTGGTTCTCCTCCAGGAACGTGGCAATGACGCGCATAGACAGCACTTGGCGTTCCATCTCGTCAGCCTTGGTCCGTAGGTGCTCCACCCAATGCAGGCCAGCGGACCAGTGAATGAATCCACGTCCGGACTCGTACATGTGCCCTAGTGCTTGGACCGTCCGTTCCGCGTGTGGCAGGTACTCGGCGGGCAGCTCACGCGGGTACGACACCTCGTCTGCGGCGCTCATGCTTCCTCCTCGTCGGGGATGGGGAAGCCGGCGGCTGCCCAGGCTTCGAACTCGGCCTCGACAGCCAGGGCGGTGAGCGGTTTGGCGTGGCGGGGTGTCCGGTGGTTCATGCTAGGCCCAGCCGTTCGCTGATCTGCTTTACGAGCGCGGAGTAGTCGATGCCTGGCACAGTGCCGGATGCGCCGTCGGTGTACATGGCGATGAGATTGGCTGTCCGCTGCTCGTAAGCGATGGCGAGAGTGGCCTCGGTCTGCGCGAGCATCATGCCCTGGGTGTTGGGGTCCAGGTGCGTCCCGGCTGCGCCGTACTCATCGCTGAGGAGTCCTTGGGCGGTCTCGTGGTGCGGATTCATGTAGCCGCTGGCTTGGGGGGTCTGAGTCTGAGCACTCATTGGGTTTTCCTTTTCGTGGTCCGGCTGGGATTGCAGTCCGCTGGGCCGGGGGAATTGCTGGTTCCCCCAGTCTAGCAAGCGCTGCTTGTAGAAGCAACGATTACGACTGGTTTAGATGGTCACGCGAAAGAGTCAGCAAAGCCACCAGGTCCCCAACGGTGAGCGTCACCCACTGGTCCTCCGCCCGGCCCTTCCCATGCCGCTTATGCACGATCAAACCGGCCAGCGCGTCATCGTTCCCGCGCTCCACCTCAGCCTCAGCAGCCCACGGCCCAAGCAGCGTCTTCGCCGTGTTCTTACACTCGATCACCAGCCGGTGCCCGTGATGCCTCAGCCCACCGATATCGCCGCGGTCCTTCGCCCCCGTCTTCGCCCGCCGCTCAATCCGGTCATCGATGTGCTGGCCGAGATACCCGGCAATCAGTGTCTCGAATGATGTGCCGGCCTTCTTCGCCGACGCCCTGGTTCTGGTCATGGTTTCCTCCTCGTGGTCTTCAAATCGTAATGGCAGCTCCTGCGCGCCAGAATCGTTTCTGCGGGCCTGTCAGAACCCCGCATGGCTAATCACCCTGCCCGGCATGTTCTGGACGCTCCTGCCCCTGCTCTGGCCCCGCTGGCTGGCACCTGCTTCGGGGGTCCTCGTTTGGGGTGTGTTGGTTGCCCCGTAGGGGTGGGTCTGGTTCATGCTGCCTGCTCGTATTTGGTGTGGTCGTAGTGCTTCGGTCGGGCGTTGAAGTGTTGGGCCGGGTTTTCGAGGCGGCGGAGGCGGAGGTATTCGGTGCATTGGTCTTGGGTCCAGGAGCGTCCGGGGAAGTATTTGCGGAGTGTGGACATGTCGGCGCCTTCGGTGCGGTGGATTTCTTTGAAGGACCAGCCGTCTTCGACCATTTTCGCGAGGGTGGCCAAACGTTCTGGGGTCATTTTGTGGTGTTGGCCGATGCCGAGTTCGGCTTTGGCGCGGCTGACGGAGTCGATGTGCGCGCCGAAGTGTTTGGCGAGTTGGGTGGTGGTCCAGCCTTTGTTGTGGAGTTCGAGGAGTTTTGTGCGGTCGATTTTGGCGAGGCGGCCTCGGGCTGGGATTCCGAGTTCGCGGCGGATTTTGTGGATGCTGTCGATGTGGGCGCCGTAGTGGGCTGCGAGTTCCTCGGATGTCATGCCCTGGTCGAAGAGGGCCCGGAACTCGGCGCGGTCAATCTTGGGCCGGCGTGCGCGGGTGCTGGTGGTCATGATGCTTCCTGTTCGTTGTGGTGTTTGCCGAGG